TGCCCGCCCCGGTACAGGAGCCGTCCGAACTGCCGGAAGCCGGCACTCAGCCGGAACCCCAGCCTGAACTTCAGTCCACCCCGGCGGCTGAGCCTATCCTGATGACCCGCTTTTATGCGAAAGGCACCAAAGCCCAGCTGATCGGTTTGAAGCATTATCTGGAAAAGGAAGGTATTGAATATGGCAACTTATAATCAGATGCAGGTACAGCAGAAGCCCAAGTTCTCCGTGGCAATCACCACCAAGGGCTATCAGTCCTTGATCTCCAACACTCTGCGCGACCCGGCCCGCGCCCGCCGGTTCACGGCCAGCATTACCTCGGCGGTGGCCGTCAACCCCGCCCTGCAGGAATGCGATGCCGGCACGATTCTGGCCGGTGCCCTGCTGGGTGAAAGCCTGAACCTCAGCCCGTCCCCTCAGCTGGGGCAGTACTACCTCGTGCCTTTCAATCAGAAAGCCAAGTATGACCGCAACAACAGGCTGATCCGCCCGGAGAGTGTCACGGCACAGTTTGTTCTGGGCTATAAGGGCTACATCCAGCTGGCCTTACGCAGCGGCCAGTACAAGGATCTGGATGTTATGGTCATCAAGCAGGGCGAGTACCTCGGCAAAGACCCGGAAACCGGAAAAGCCAAATTCCAGTTCGTCGAGGATGACGATCAGCGTGACGCGTTGCCCACGGTTGGGTATATGGCCTACTTTGAGTACCTCAACGGCTTCCGCAAGGTGTTGTATTGGTCGAAAGAGAAAATGATGACCCATGCCGATACCTATTCCAAGGCTTTCAGCCGTAAGAACTACGAAGACCTGCTGGCTGGCAAAATCCCGGAGAGCGAAATGTGGAAGTATTCGTCCTTTTGGTATAAGTCGTTCGATGACATGGCAAAGAAAACCATGCTTCGACAGCTTATTTCTCGCTGGGGTGTTATGAGCATCGAGATGGCCAAAGCCTTTGAGAGCGACAACACCGTGTCTATGGTGGACGGCAATGGCGAAATCGTCACCGAGCCGGAACCGATGCCTGGTGCATCCGAACAGCCGGAACTGCATACCGGGAAGCCTGAGGTGGGCGATGGGCAGGCATTGCCCCATGTGGACATTGCTCAGAGTGAACCCACGACCGCCGAGCCGGTGGTTGACCTCAGCTCGTTATGATCGACTACAACATCATCGCAACTGGCAGTAAAGGCAATGCGGTGGTGATTGACCAAAAAATCCTGATTGACTGCGGCGTGTCTTTCAAGGCACTGTCAAAAGTATACCGGGCGTTGAAGCTGGTTCTGCTCACTCACATTCACAGTGACCACTTCCAGCCGACAACGCTCCGGCTTTTGGCAGAAAACCGCCCCACGCTCCGTTTTGCGTGCTGTGCATGGCTGTGCAAGCCGCTGGTGGATGCAGGGGTGCCGGTCTCGCAGATTGATGTTCTGGAGCCGGGGCACATGTATGGATACGGCATCTGCAACGTCAGGCCCGATATGGTCAAGCACAATGTTCCGAATTGCGCTTGGAAAGTCTGGCTCCCATCAGGGAAGCTGTTTTACTGCACAGATATGAACAATTTGAACGGCATCACGGCTCCGAACTATGACCTGTACATGGTGGAAGCTAACTACGATGACGCGGAAATCCAAGCCAAAATTGCAGAGAAAAAGCTGAACGGTGAGTACATTTACGAGCTGGGCGTGCTGCACAACCACATGAGCCTTGCCAAGATCAATGACTGGTTATATGCCAACATGGGGCAGAACAGCGCCTATATCTATATGCACTGCCATCAGGACAAGGAGGATGCCACATGACCGGACGGCTGGTGGACATGGCTTTTACCCTCGGCGGGAAACAGCGGGTCACGCTGGAAATCAACGGCGACTTCCGTGAAATCTGGGACAAGCTCCATCAGGAGCAGGTTCTGGACGTAGAAATCAAAAAGCACAGGGAAAAGCGCAGCCTGTCGGCAAATGCGTATTTCCACGTTCTGTGCAACAAGATTTCTGCAGAAACCGGCGAGAGCGAGGATGCTGTGAAGCGGCGGCTCGTGGTTTCGTATGGAGCGCTGGCCCGCGATAAGGACGGCAAGCCTGTTGGCCTGAAACTCCCGCCGACCGTAGATCCCAGCGACTTTTACCCTTATGTCCGGCTCTATGAAACCCGGCAGGAAAACGGAAAAGACTACTCCTGCTATTTTGTCTACAAGGAAAGCCACAAGATGGATTCAAAGGAATTTGCTCATCTTGTGGACGGTGCAATCGAAGAAGCCAAGGAACTGGGCATCCAGACGGATACCCCGGAACAGCTGGCTCGTTACAAAGAAGAATGGTCGAAATGACCGGAAAGGACAATCACAATGGAAATGGTTTCTATCCCTCTGGAACAGTATCAGGAATTTCTTCAGATGCGGCTGGAACTGCACTTGATCTACACCAAGTGTAGCGAGGAAGTGGCCTATGATACCGGCACCTATGTTGCAGACCTGATGCGGATTCTGCACCCTGACCGTTTTCCCGCACCCCCTACGCAGCGCCCGGTGATGCCGATGAAAGTACCTGAGGTGATGCCCGATGCTGAACAGCTGTGATTTTCAGGGGCGGTTCGCCGCTGATCCTGAACTGCGGACCACCCAGACGGGAAAGCAGGTGGCAAGTTTCCGCATGGCGGTTGACCGGGACATGGTTGATGCCAACGGCCACCGCCCTACGGACTGGCTCACCTTTACCGCATGGGGCAAGACGGCGGAGTTCGTCAGCAAGTACTTCCGCAAGGGGAGCGCCGCTGTGGTTCATTCCCGCTGCCAGACGCGGCAGTATGAGGATAAGAACGGCAACAACCGCACGGCGATTGAGTTCGTGGTGGACAACATCTATTTTGCCGGGCCGAAGCAGGACAACCAGCAGGGGACCGTGGATGATGGCGGGACGAACCCGCCACCGGCAACCGATCGGAACCAGCAGCCGCAGCCCCAGCAGATGGGCTTCGCCACCCAGAGCCAGCGCCAGCAGTGGCAGGGGGCGGCCGATCATCCCGGCAATGTTCAGGTCAGCCAGAGCTTTTCTCAGGGCAGTGACGATGATTTCTCGGTTCTGGACGATGCCGATGATCTGCCGTTCTAAGGAGGTTCATTGATGGCAACTGGTAAACGGTATTACTGGATAAAGCTCAAAGATAGTTTCATGTCATCGGATGAAATTGACTATCTTATGAGCCAGCCAGACGGTGCCAACTATGTTGTTCTCTATCAAATGCTGTGTCTCAAGACCATCAATACAAACGGTTGTTTGGTTTCCAAAATCGGAGAAATGCTCATTCCCTACGATGCCGAAAAGATTCAGAGGGAATGCAAATGGTTCCCTCTGTCAACCGTCCGTCTGGCTCTGACTGTTTATAAACAAATCGGCTTGATTTTTGAAAACCCGGACGGAACACTGTCAATCTCTGATTATCAGAACATGATTGGCAGTGAAACCGACTGGGCGGCGAAAAATCGCAGAATTCGTAGTAATGCTGCGAACAAGGAGCTACAAGAGGGACACGACACTGGACACACAAGTGGACACAATGTGTCCAGTGATGGTGGGGAAAATGTCCCTACAGAGAAAGAGATAGAGAAAGATAAAGAGATAGAGAACAGAGAAAGAGTAAGAGATAACGGTAGTACGGCTGTTGATGCTGGGCTGTCTGAGATTATCCGCTCTTTCGAGGACAACATTGGCAGCTTCCCCCCGGCGGCGAGTGATGCCCTGATGGGCTGGCGGGAAATCTTCACGGATGACCTCATCCTGCTGGCTATCAAAAAGGCTGCACTGGCCGGGATTCGCAAGTGGAACTACGTCAACGGCATCCTGAAAGCATGGAAAAATGAGGGCGTGAAAACCATTGGCGATGTGCAGTCCCGTGATGAGCGGCGCAATCCCCCGGCGGGTCAACAGCAAAAGCCCTCCGCCAAGGATGATTATGATGCAATTTTCGGAGGTTTAGGATGACAGTTGAATGTTTGAAGAATGCGCTGGCACTGATTGAAAACTACTTCGGCCGGCCGCTTTCTACCGATGAGCGCACGGCGCGGTCGCAGATTTACGCCGCCGCGCTCAAAGACATCCCGGATGATGTGGCCGCGGCGGCTTTGACAAAAGCGCTGACGGTGTGCCGGTATCAGAACCAGCTGTTGGTTGACTGGTGCGCAGAAATCCGCAAGTTGCAGAGCGCCGGTCAGCCTACAGCAAACGACCTGTGGACGCAGGCCATCGTTGCCGCCCGGAAGATTGAGCGGAACCAGTACTATGCCACCCACGGCGGACTGGTGACGGCCACCGGGAAGCTGACCGCAGAGGACTTCCGGGCAGAGAACAGGAGCATCTTCGGTGCCTTGCCTGCCGCTGTGCGGGAATGGGCTGGCTCCCCGGCGGGGCTGGTGGATGCCCTTGACCGCTCCAATGCGGATCTCTTGCAGTACGTCAAGCCCGGTTTTGTCAAGGCAGTGGATGCTGCCAAGGATGCGGATCGGATGCCCCCGGCACTGCCCAGCGGGGCAAAAGCTCAGATTGGAGGTTGAAATGCAGCTTCGTTCTATCGTGTCGCTGGCCTGTGCAGTCAGCCTTTTTACCGGCAGCGCCCTTGCCAGCGCGGTCTATACCCGCCGGGTAGACGAACTCACCATGGAGCGGGACATTTACGCCAGCCAGAAAGAAAACTGGATGAACAAGGCCGTGGAGCGCAAGGAAACCATTGAGCAGATGCAGACCGAGGTTGAGCAGCTCACGGACACGCTTGCCGCAGATCAGAGCATTGCCCTTACATACGCAGGGGAGTTTCACTGCACAGCCTACTGCTCCGAGGAATACCCGCATATCTGCGGGGAGGGGCAGGGCATCACATCCAGCGGTGCCAAGGTTCAGCCGGGCGTGACGGTGGCCGCTGACACCAGCATCTTTCCCTATGGCACGGTCATTCTGATTGAGGGCGTAGGGATGAGGGTGGTTCAGGATACCGGCTCACTCATCAAGGAAAATGCCTTAGATGTGGCCGTTGGCACCCATGCGGAAGCGATTTCGTGGTCGGGCTGGGGTTCTCACAAGGTCTGGATTGTGACGGGAGGTGAGACGGATGCCGCTGAATGAGTACGGCGAAAAGCTGGATTCCAACGGCTATGCACCCAGCATCCTGCATGATAAGCCGGTCTGCCTGATCTGCGGGCGGTATGGCACAGCACGGCATGAGGTGTACTTCGGGAGCGCCTACCGGGCAAAGAGCAAGCGTCTGGGCCTGTGGGTGACGCTTTGCCCGTGGTGCCATCAGAACGGCCCGACCGCCATCCACAACAACCATGATGCTGATCTTCGGCTGAAGCGCTGGGCGCAGAAAAAGGCTATGGAACACTATGGCTGGCCGGAAGCCCGGTTTATTCAGGAATTTGGGAGGTCGTATTTATGAGTGAAAAATGCCCGATTATTGCCATTGATCCGGGCAACAGGCAGAGTGCCTACTGCGTTATTGACTGCAACACCTTGAAGCCGCTGGAGTTCGGCAAGGTCGATAACGAAGAATTGCGCAACAAACTGGTTTTTGCCAATGAACAGGGCTGGCAGTGGGCGGTCATTGAAATGGTGGCTTCCTACGGCATGGCCGTGGGCAGGGAAGTTTTTGATACCGTCCTCTGGATTGGGCGTTTCTATGAAGCATTGTCCATCCAGATGGCGCAGAAGCCGCGGCTTCTCTGCCGCATCGAAGAAAAACGGCACATTTGCCATGACAGCCGGGCAAATGACCCGGCCATCCGGCGGGCGCTGATTGACCGTTTTGCAACCCACGATTTGAAAAACGGAAAAGGCACCAGCAAAAACCCAGATTTCTTTTATGGCTTCAAGGCGGACATCTGGGCGGCATACGCCGTCGGCCTGACCGCCATCGAAAACCACAACAACGATTACAAAATTTCATCTGATTGCTGAAAGGAGTACATACCATGAGCGAAATTTCCAACTACGAGGCCCAGAAGAAAAAGCTGCAGGGCCTGTGCGATGAGCACAACTTCACGTTCCGCTTCTTCAAGGACCGCTATCCCATCACGCTGGTGATCACCCCCATCAATGACGTTGCCACCCAGATGGATATGCTGGGCAATGTGGAAGAAACCGGCTATTGCAGTCAGGATTCTTCTATGTGCTGGTACTTTGAGAACAGCGAGCTGAAGACCAAGGTCAAGGGTACGTTCAGCATCGACAAGGTTCTCCGCACCAAGATTGAGAACATCCTGCTGAAGATGATCTCTTTCTGGCAGCAGTTCTTCTTCCGTGACCTGATGGAGAACGGCAAACTCCGCAATTTCGGCGTGCCGGTGCCTGATGTGCCGGATTCCAATTCTCAGAGGGATTCCCAGCAGGACACCAAGCAGGAGACCCCGCAGGACGACACCGACGATGAACCGGCCGAGGACTCCGCTGAGGACGATACGGAGGAATAACCGATGGCAAAGGCAACGGCAGTGCGAAATATCCGGGACGACCACCAAAAAGCATTCCTGAAAATCTTCAACAGTCTGTGCGGCCGGTTCAATCGGTGGCAGGTCTGGCAGGACTTCGTGATGGTGACCGCCATTGAAATTTCCAATGCCACCGACAAACAGAATGCTCCAGAGCGCACCAAAACCTATCAGACCATCATTTCCAAGTACAGCGATGCCGAGCAAAATAAATTTGCTGAATTGCTGGCCGAGGTCATCATGGGAATGGAGCAGAACCCCGACCAAGATTTTTTAGGGGAACTGTACATGCTCTGTGAGCTGGGCAACGATGCATCCGGGCAATTCTTCACCCCGTATGACGTTTGTAGGTGCATGGTGGAAATCTCCGGGGGAAGCGACCCGGCGGCAGAGAATGCCGGATTCTTTTCGGTTTCGGACCCGGCCTGCGGTGCGGGCGCACTGCTGATTGCTTTTGCCAACCTGTGCAGGAGAAAAAATATCTGCTACCACGACAAGGTGCTTTTTGTGGCGCAGGATATTGACCTGATTGCAGGACTGATGTGCTACATCCAGCTCAGTTTTTTAGGCTGTGCTGGATATGTAGTCATCGGGAACACCATTACAGAACCAAGCACCGCGTATGATCGCCGTGGGCTGCTCCCGGCGGGGCCGCAAAGCAGGATTTGGTACACACCGTTCTTTTCTACGGACATTTGGTTTCTGCGCCGCCAGTGGGCGCAGATAGAACTTCTGATGAAGCCTGTCTGCCGCCAGACCGAGCAAGCAGAGCCGGAACACAAAAAGGATGATGCTGCACCGCCGTTGTGTGAGACCAAGACCGGGCAGCTCACATTTTTCTGAAACCATGGAGGAAAATAAATCATGGCAGAGATCACGAACATTGCGTGCAGGAGACTGCATCCGCACCCTGACAACCCCCGCAAGGAACTGGGGGATTTGACGGAACTTGCCGCCAGCATCAAAGAGAACGGCATCTTCCAGAACCTGACCGTTATCCCCGGCCACTACCTCAACAGCCGGGAGTACATTGCGAAGTGCGTTGACGAGGGCGGGGATGCCGCAGCAGCAGCGGCAGCATGGACACCCAAGGCTGTGTGGTCCAGCGATGACTACACCATCATCATCGGGCATCGCCGGGCCGCGGCCGCACAACAGGCAGGATTGTTTGAAGTGCCCTGCGTGGTCGTGGAAATGGACGAAAGGGAACAGCTGCAAACCATGATGATTGAGAACATGCAGCGTAGTGACCTGACTACCTATGAGCAGGCGCAGGGCTTCCAGCTGATGCTGGATCTGGGCGATACGGTAGAGCAGGTGGCATCCAAGTCTGGCTTCTCCCAGTCCACCATCCGCCGCAGGGTGAAGCTCCTTTCTCTTGACCGGGATGCGTTCCGCCGGGCAGAACTTCGCGGCGCCACTCTTTCGGACTACGCAGAGCTGGATAAGATTGAGAGCGTTGAGGACAAAAATAAGGCGCTGGAAGCTCTTGGCACTCAGAACTTCCGCCGGGTGATGCAGGAAGTTCTGGAAAATCAGAAGTGGGAACACCGCAAGGCTGAATGGATTGCAGACCTCAAGAAATTTGCAATCGAAGACCCGAATGCTACTTATCAGACCCACGAACACGTTACCGGGTACAGCAAGTGGAACATCACCAAAGATGTTGTTGTGCCGGAAGATGCAGATCATGTCCAGTATTTCTACAAGGTGAGCAGTGGGCAGATTGATTTGTACAAGACCCGTGATGTGGCCGCAGAGGATGCCGAAAAGGCAAAGCGGGATGCCGCCCGCGAGGAAGAACGCATGATTGGGGAAAGTTTCCACAACATCACGGAACTTATGTTCAATCTCCGCCGTGAATTCGTGGTGGAGCTGACTCCTACCGATTGCAAAAAGGGCTTCCCGGCTATTGCCCGCTACATGGCCTGTGCCGCAGACGATAATTTTGATTTAGACCTGACGCTGATTGGAAACATCCTCGGTGTGGAGCTGTCGCAGGAATTTGTGGACAGTTTCGGCAAGGACTGGTACAAAATTCTGGATGAAGATGGGGTCTACGGTACAATGCCGGAAAAGGTGCTGCTGGCACTTGCCTATTCTTCGATGGACAGCAGCTATTGCGGTTACTGGAGTAAGGACTGGAATGTTGAGCGCCAGAAATATGTGTACTCTTATCGGGAAAATCCGACACTGGATGCCACCTATGAAATGCTGACGGCGCTGGGGTATGAGATCAGCGACGATGAGCAGGCATTGCGGGACGGCACCCACAAGATTTTCCGGGAGTACGGCCCCGATGAAAAGAAGTGGTCGGATTGTGACTACTGCAAGGCGGCACACCCAAACTGTGATAAGTGCTGCAAAACCTGTGATGAACCTTGCAATGCCGTTCAGGACTGCAAGAAAAATGAAGAAAGGACTGAAAACGATGAATGAGAAAACTATGGGGGCTATCCCTGTTTCTGCACTGGAGCGTCTGGAGCAGAGCGCTGTGAAGCTGAGCCTGATTACTTTTTGCCTGCGCCATGAAGAACTCAAGGCCGCCCCGGATGCGGCAGAAATCCACAGCATCAAGTCTGACCTGAGCCGGGCATTGCAGGAGGTCAGCGCCAATGCTACCGCCTGCGCGCTGAGCGGCGGCATCCCGGAAAAGGCAAAGGCAAGCCCCCCTGCGGGGGCAGAGCCTAAGCGTGTCCAGCGGAAAGAAATCCACAAGGGCACGGCCTACGGTGTCCTGCGCCTGCGTTGCCCGAAATGCGGCGACGTATTTGGCCGCTTCCTGCGGGAACCCAGCGCCAGCGTGACCTGTCGCTGCGGCGGGGAAGTTCAGCTGGACAACCTGACACGGTATGAGTTCACCTGCCCCTGCTGTGACTTTGAAGCCCACGGCCGCACCAATCTGGAAGACCCCGAAATCACGGTGCCCTGCAAGTGCGGCAACACGGTCACGATGAAGTGGGACCGCAACAAGCGTATGTACCATGAATGAGGGCGGAAGCAATGACACTTGTGGGTGCCGCTGCTGGAGCCGCCGGAGGAAGAAAAGCAATGAAAGAAAAAACCATCACAGTTTCGCATGAAGTGTCACCGGAATATGGAAAATGCAGTTTCGGTGGGGACTTTTGGGGAGAAGAAGTGTGCAAGTACCACGCACTTCGTACCCAGACACACGGAAATAAGGCACCGCCGGAATACAGAAAACCCAAGTGCCTGTTATTCAACTGCTGGCTCGAAGAACCCTACAAGAAGTGTGAAGCATGCAGAAAAGCGTGCAGAGAGGAGAACGAAAAGTGAAAGCTGTCCTTATCAGCATCAAGCCCAAGTGGTGTGACCTGATCCGGCGGGGGCGTAAGACGGTTGAGGTCCGCAAGACCTGCCCGAAGCTGGAAGTGCCGTTCAAGGTTTATATCTATGAGACCATGGATGGCGGTCGTGGTAGCGGCCTTGTTTTCGGCGAGTTCGTCTGCAACGGCTTTGATGTGTTCAGGCCGATCGGCAAGGGCATCAGCATCAAGCGTTTCCCGGCGCTGTACGAAAGCTGCCTGACCCTTGATGAAATCGTAAAGTATGCGCAGGGTGAGCCGGTATATGGCTGGCAGATCTCTCAGCTGAAGCTCTATGAGGAGCCGCTCAAGCTGGAGGATTTCTCCCGGCACGGTTTCTGTGGCATGAACGGGACTGGCGTTTGCGGCAATGCAGACTGCGAGAACTATCAACCGTCTGGCAACTATATGGAGCCGCCCACCTGTGCAGTCAATGGCTGCATCCTGTATGAAGCGCCGCAGAGTTGGTGCTATGTGGAGGAAAGGGAGTGTTCGGAATGAAGTGGATTCAGATTACCGATGTCATAAAGTGGATTGCTGTGTGCGTTGCAATCTCCATTTCTGTTTATGTGACAAGGGATGGAAGATACCTCTGGTTTCTTCTCATCCCTGCATTCCTGATTTAAGTGGGGTGATGGCAATATGAGAGATTGTTCTATATGCAAGGCGAGGGCGTACTGCTGGGAAGCAGTTGAACCCGGCTCCATCATGTGCGGCATCAACCTGATGCAGCATGGTGGGACGAAAAGTGAACCCGAAACGCCGCGGTCGATAAGCGTGAAGCTGAGTCCGACCTTTTGCGCATACTGCGGTAAGCCGCTGAAAATTATTGGGACAGAGCGCTTCTGCAACAACGTCCAGTGCTTCAACCGCTTTCAGAATGTATAAAGGGGGATGCCTGATGTCAAATTTTCAAAAAGATGTCCAGCTCCTCACTGATTTGCAGGAGCTGATCTCCGATGCAGAGCGCACCGCCAATATGCCGGGGTATGCGGGGGCTGTGTTCAATGCAATCTCTCCGGCGCTGAAAGCGGCCATGCCGGCAGCACAGAAGAAAGCCCGGCGGCAAATCGATGTGCTGACCCGCGCCAAAGAACGGCTGATGGAGCTGATGGAGGAACCGCAGAAATGACCAACGGTGACTTTATTCGCTCGATGTCGGATGCAGACATCCGGGAAAACTTCACCCAGCTGCTCTGTGAATTCGTCCAGCGGAAGCAGACGAGCCGTTGCCGGAGCAGAGAACATTGCTTCCACTGCATCAAGGACTGGCTGAAAGAAGAAAGCGTGGCGCTTAGGAGGGCCGATGATGACACTGAATGAGATTCGCAAGCTCCGGTGGATGACCCTCAGCGAGTTTAGCCGGAAATCAGGGCTGTCCCCGCATACTGCACGGAACCTGATGGGCTACAGGGAACTCTACGGAAATCCTCGGATGGACACGATGGTGGATGCGGCGCGGGCGCTGAATGCGGTCGTGACGATCACCCCCAAGGGCGTGACGATCCGCGCCAGAAAGGAAAGCGCATGACTCCTATTCCATTCCGTGAGCAGAACATCACCTATAACCCGCCGGAGGGCATGGAAGACAAGTGCGAAGCTCTTCCAGCTTTCCGGGGAGAGGGACAGGTGATCTCCTGCTGGCATCTTACATTATGGGAGCGCATCAAGCTCCTGCTGACCGGGCGGCTGTGGTTCTCGGTGATCGGCAATGGACAGCCGCCTATCTGGCTGGGCGTGGATTGCCCGTTCATCCGTAAATAATCCGACTGCAAGACCTGTATTTTTGCCGTAAAATGTGCTAAAATAATTAGGTAGCACCTCTACAAATTGGAGGCCGCGCACATATTACTGGAGGTCAGGTATGACGGTGCAAGAGCTGTCCAGATACTTAACGTTTCGCAAGCAGATTGATGAGGACAAAGAAATCTACGAGAACATGTGCCAGAAGATGGGGCCAGCATCCCCGTCACTGTCAGGAATGCCCCATACTCCCGGTGTTCGTGACAAGGTTGGTGATCTGGCCGCAGACCTGGCAGATTTGGATGCCGGCATCAAAGAGCTTGAAGCCGAAGCCGAGAGGGTGCTTCCAGCAATAGAAGAATTCTGCGTGTCGATTTCAGACCCGCGGATGCGCCTGATTTTCAGGCTCCGTTTCGTGCGGTGCCGCTCATGGGCAGAGATTGCAGGAACACTCGGACGGTACTATACCGAAGCCGGAGTGTGCAAGATGGCATATAATTACCTCAAAAAGAAAGCCTGAACCAAATTCAAAAGGCCGCTGCTTCAGTGTGAAAATGCTGATTCAGCGGCTTTTTCTTTTGCTTGCCTGCCACGGGTGGAAAGCGTAGTTTGTCAGATGACTTCCAATGGTTTCTGATGGGTTCCAATGACTTCCAATCGGTACGAATGCTTTCCAATGCTTTCTGATGACGCAAGGCGCAAGGCATGGTATTATTATGCTACAAAATCCTAAACAAAGCCGGGCGGTGCAGATCATCTGATGTGCGCCGCCATTTTTATGGAAAGGAGGATTTTTCCGCCCCGCGTTGCTCCTTTGCGCGGGAAATCGTGCTTCCAGTCATCCCCGGTTCGCCGCCGGGGCTGTCTGAAAGCAGGTCATCATAAGGAGCAATTCATGGAAATCAGAAAAGTACCTATCAGCCTGCTCAATGCAGCACCCTACAATCCGAGAAAGGATTTGCAGCCCGGCGACCCGGAATATCAGAAGATTGCCCGGTCAATCGAAAAGTACGGCTGTGTTGAGCCTATCATCTGGAATGAGAAGACTGGCAACGTGATTGGTGGCCACCAGCGCTTGAAAGTGCTGGCGGCGACCGGCGCGGTGGAAGTGGATGTCAGTGTGGTGCAGCTGTCCCTTGAGGATGAAAAGGCCCTGAATCTGGCGCTGAATAAAATCAGCGGCCAGTGGGACAATGAAAAGCTGTCTGCCGTCCTGCAGGATCTTTCTGCCGGCTTCGATGTTGAGGTGACAGGCTTCGACCAGCATGAGGTTGACGCACTGGTTGCATCCTTTGCGGAGAGCGGCCACGAGTACGAGCTTCCCGGCTCTGAACCCTATATCAATAATTTCTTTGATTCCGGGGTTCAGGCAAAGCCCAAGGCCGAGGAACCCGCTGCCGTTCCTGCACCGGAAGCCCCGGCACAGGATGCAGAGATGCACCCCAGCGCTGCACCCACACCCAATGAGGTGCAGGCAGTCCAGCCCGGCGGGAAAAAGACCGTCATTGTGCCTAATCTGTCTGAACAGGATGCAACCACCCTCGTGGACGTTCTCAAGGACATGGGCTTTGCGTACCGTCTGGAGGATGCGGCATGACACAGTATGTGATATGCGCACTTCAGATGGAGGGCTTTCACTGCTGGCCGGAGGCTGATGGAGAACTCGCATATCTCAAAAACTCACACCGTCATATCTTTTTTATTACGGCAGAGTTTCCAGTTCACAATGCAAACCGTGAAATAGAAATCA